TGAACGCGATCACGAAGGCCATCGCAGACACGTTGAACCGCTATGCAGTCCCCCGCCTGTTCGCGGTCAACGGGTGGAAGCTGGACGAGCTGCCGCGCTTCGAGCCCACCAACGTGGACCCGCCGGCGCTCGACCAGCTCGCCGCCTTCATCTCCTCGACCGCCGGTGCCGGCATGCAGTGGTTCCCGGACCCGGAGCTGGAGAAGTACATCCGCGAGATCGCCCGCCTGCCCGAGATGACCGACGAGGACGTGGACTACAAGCGGCTGATGCTGCAGCAGCAGCAGATGACCGAGTACGCCAGCGGTCAGATGGACCTGCTCGGGCTGAAGACCAAGGCCGAGATGACGGCCCAGGGGATGACCCCGGAGCAGGCCGAGATCCACTCCCAGACCCCGCACCCGGCCACCGCAGATCAGGAGCTCCAGCAGCAGCAGGGTCAGATGGACCTGCAGACCCAGCAGCAGATGCAGCAGGCCCAGATCCAGCAGCAGCCCCCGCCCGAGGACCCGAACGCCGAGAAGCAGCATCTCCGCGACACCCAGAAGATGCAGCTCGAGGAGAAGACGGCGGACAAGACCCACTCGCGCGAGAAGGAGCGGATGCGGCTCCAGGACGTGATGAGCACCCGCGAGCACAAGCGCTCCCTGGAGGCGCTCAAGCACAAGGACCGCTCAGCGGCGACCAATGCCAAACTGAAGCTCCAGCAGCAGAAGGCAGCGGCCAAGAAGCCCGGAGGGGCATCGACGGCGAAGCCCCCGGCCAAGAAGACCGCCGCGAAGAAGACCCTGAAGAAGCTGCCGCCGAAGAAGAAGGGACGCTGACGTGCCCTACAAGTCGGACAAGCAGAGGCGGTACATGCACGCCCAGCACCCGGGGATCGCGTCCAGGTGGGACGCGGAGATCCGGGGGAAGAAGAAGGTCTCCAAGTCCAAGAAGGACTGGGCCATCGGTCTGGGCACCGCCACCGTGGGCGGTGCGCTCGCCAACCAGGTCCCTGGGGCTCGCTACCGCCGGAAGAAGAAGATGGAGAAGGGCAAGATCAAGAAGGCCTACTACACCCCCACCTCGACTGATCCCTTCTTCAACCACCGTGCTGCCGAGGCGGCGTTCAACCTGGTGATGAAGATGGACGAGCCGACCGCTCGGATGTTCACCACCTTCGTGGTCTCCGACCTGTTCGAGGACGACATCAACAACAACCTGGAGACCATCCAGAAGGCCCTGAACCAGCACTTCGCCCAGCGCACGGAAGAGGTGAAGAAGGCCCTGGTGAGGGCTGCCCTGAACTCCCCGCCGGACCAGCTGGAGACCTTCGCCAAGGCGCACGCGGTCCTGGAGGAGATCTCGAAGACTCCGCACAACCCCCAGTACTACGGCTACGACTGGGATCCTTCGGACTTCCGTCGTGACCCTGGCACCGGTCGGTTCATGGTCAAGGTGAAGCACACCATGACCCATCCGCTGTCCGGACAGCAGGCGGAGGATGTGATCGGGTCTGCCGGTCCGGCACACCTGAGTCGTAGGCAGCGGGCTCAGTACCAGGACGAGTACCGGCAGGTGGCCTCGTTCCTGAGCGGGGTCAAGAACATCAGTGGCCAGACCGGTGATGTCAACGTGATCTACCACCTGCGGGACAGGGCCGGGAACAACTTCACCCATGCCAGCAACCAGCAGACTCCACCCACCACCTACCTGGAGGACCCGAACTTCACGCTGGTGGCGATGGAGGCCAAGCCGGAGACGCTGACCGCCGGCGGTGCTGCGTACGGGCTGATGGGCGGGATGAACCAGGATCAGGTGCGTCGTACCAATCTGGCCTTCTCTGGAGACCAGAACGCACTGGCCACCAAGTTCAGTGCCGACTGGGCCAACGCCGGTGTCGGTACTCCGCAGAACCAGAACAGCCGTCTGTTCGGACGGCTGGGTGCCAGCGGTGACTTCCTGAACCAGGTCGGTGCACCCGGGTCCAAGGCTCAGCTGGCGGGCAAGTTCGCGCAGGTGGTGGGCCAGTACGGTCCCGAGGCGGAGCGGGTGATCGGTCCCTCGGCCCGGAAGACGGCTTACCGGTACCGGGGCACCGAGAAGGCACCGGACGATGCACTGGTCGCCGTCTACGGGCGCGAGATCATGGACGCCAAGAAGTACGGCCCCACCGAGTCCGAGGCGGACAAGCGGCTGATGGCCAGGGATGGGAAGCCCGGGTTCGGGACGAGACGCGAGAAGGCACGCGGGGACTTCACGTCCTTCCAGACCAGGCGTGGTACCGGCAGCAGCCGGGGCACCGGAGAGCGGGAGACACCGATTCCGGAGTACAACCAGATCGGTCGGTTCCAGGCCTACCAGCAGGATCTGGCCAACCGCGAGCCGTCCTGGGCGGAGCGCGGGATGGGCACGGCGGTCGTAGCCGACTACCTGAGCCGCCGGCTCCCGGACAAGCACCTGTACAAGCTGCACGTCCTGGCCGGGAACACTCCTCCGTCCGAGGGCGTCATCATCAACGCCCAGGGTCAGATCGCTTCCCAGGCGGTCGGCTACGGAGATGACCACTACCTGCCGTTCAACCTCAAGAACCTGGGTGACCTGAAGGGCGGGGAGTACGTCCGGAACCGCTCGGTGGGTGGGCTCACCTCCGAGGACATCTACACCGGTCTGATCAGTGGGGCTCGCCGGGTCACCGTGGTGTCCCGCTCGGGCACGTTCTCGATGGAGTTCGAGCCGGACTTCCGGGGCGGGCGTCGACACAACGACAAGGCCAAGCGGATGACCGCCCGGTACGAGTCGCTGTTGGACGCGGTGCAGTCCGGACAGGTGGACCGGCAGCAGGTGCCGAAGGCCTGGAAGGACGAGATCAAGCGGGAGGTCCTGAACGACGAGTACTTCCGGAACGCCCGCAAGGAGGTCCAGCAGGACGAGATCGAGCGCCAGCTGAAGGAGTTCAAGGAGAACCCGAAGATCGAGGGTCGGGACGAGGAGCGGGCCGAGACGATGGCCCAGCGGTTCGAGGAGCGGGCAGCCAAGGGAGAGGTCTCTACCCAGGACGCCAAGGACTACCGAGCCCAGGTCTTCAACGAGCTCTACAACATGAAGGAGGTCCGGTTCCGGCTGAACGGGATCGGCTACGAGGCTGCCCTGAAGTCACTGCAGGAGCAGTTCCCGTACTACATCAAGAAGGTCGACACGAAGCCCACCAGGGACGAGGAGCTGCTCGAGTTCACCCTGGACGAGGGCTACGTGGAGCCGGGACGCAACCGCCCGACCAAGGTCAACGCCGGCTACTACGGGATGAAGGAGAACGAGGCGGACCAGCAAGGGTTCCTCTCCGCCTCCCAGATGGACTACCAGCGCGGGAAGAACACCAAGAAGGGAGCAGTCCCGGCTGCTGCCGCCGCCGCTGTCGGGTTCACCGCCGAGCCCGCCGGTACCGGTGGGGGTACCGGTGGCGAAGAGGCACGTCGTCGTCAGCAGCTCCAGGACGTGCTGGCGCACGAGGGTGCAGCCACCGATGTCGTCGAGCACGCGGTCACGCTCCGGCAGGACATCCGGATGGGAACCGGCGACAACTACGTGGGTGGCCGGAGGCCGACCTACATGGACATGGACGACGACCGGTTCCGGGTCTGGCTCAACGAGGAGCCGGGCAACCTGGACCGGTTCAACAACTTCCTGCGGGACAACGCGGAGGTCTGGTCCCGGGAGGGCGAGGGCGGCATCGGCGGGTTCGCTCTCAAGTACCAGCGGTACCGTGACGCGCTCGGTCGGTCGCAGCCGAACCCGTACAGCCGGGACAGGGCTGAGACCCTGCCCCCGAACCCGTACACGTTCTCGGGGCCGGGCTTCGAGGGGAACGCCTACCACGCGGGCGCACGCCCGGCAGAGATCACCGCAGAGCTGCGGGAGCTGGATCGTGCCACCAACCTGCTCACCACGCGCAAGCAGCTCTCCGAGCTCAACGATGCCGAGATGCGTACGGAGATCCAGCGGCTGGGGTCACTGCGTCGGGCGAAGGAGTCCGGGCACAGCTTCAACGACCTGATGGCCGTCAACCGGCAGTACAGCCCGGACGCACCGTCTCCGACTGCGCTCGAGTCGATCTTCGCCAGCGACGAGTCGATGGCCAAGCACCTGGACAAGATCCACCAGGCCAGGTACCTGAAGTCGATGCAGAGGCTAGCCAACACGGGTCCGGCTCCTCAGCCGGCTCGTGGTCTGGGGCCCACCACCCCACCGGCTACCACCGGTCCCACCACTCCGGCACCGGGCACCGGTCCCACCACACCGCCGGCGGCTACACCCACGCCTGCGACCGGGCCCACTGGTCCGGCCACAGGGCCCACCGGTACGCCCAGCACACCCGTGGTCAACGCGCCCGGAGGAGGCGGACCGGCACAGCCCAACCCCGCGACCACCGGTGGACATCTCCAGCCTGTGGTCGTGAATCGCCGAAGCGACGACCTGACGGACGCGATCGCAGTCGGCGCTGCTGCTGTGACCCAGCTGAATCGGGACCTTGCCATCATGCCTAGAAACTCGGCCAGGGCTGAGCAGCAGGAGATCAAGAACGCGATGGACCTCGTTCAGCCGCGACTGCATGTGATGGACTACCAGGCCAACCGACAGCAGATCGCTGATCACATCATCGGGGCCATCCAGAACGAGGATCTTCGGAACAACGTGCTGAGGCAGTACAAGATGACCGACCTCATTCCTCCGCCCACGTACTACCGCAATAGCCCATGACCACAGCCCCGTACGTCGAGCTACGGGTCAACCCGACCGACCTGCGGCCAGGTGACCTGCCGAAGGCGGGCGAGTTCCTGGGTACCCCTGCCGACGCCATCCAGGCTGCCCTGGCGATGACCAGGGCAGCGATGGTGGACCAGATGAAGGGCGAGATCAGCGGGATCGGTCAGCCCTCCCACTACCAGCTGATGCGGATCGCTGACCTGGCCTGGCAGGCATCCTTCTGGAGGTTCCGGAAGGTCTCGGCTCCGATCATCGCGGATGCCTACCTGCAGGCCTACCGAGCTGCCGATGCCGGCGATGTGCCGATGTCGGTGATCTACGACCTGGCCGACAAGCACGCCGAGAAGATCGGGTTGTACTTCCACGAGACCTCGCGGCAGGCGCTGTCGGAGGGCTTCAACTCGATGGTGAACCGGCAGATCCCGGCTCGGGTGGCGGCGGACCGAGTGATGGATGCCTACGGTCTGACCCCACGGCAGATGCGCGGGTACGTCGCGAACAAGCAGTTCAACACGCCGATCATGGACATCGTGCCCAGAGCCCTGAAGGAGCGCGCTCGCACCTACATCGACCGGGCCTTCATCCAGCGGACCAAGAAGCTGAGCGAGCAGGAGGAGCACAACATCGACGAGCAGGCGAAGCAGTTCGCCTGGATGTGGATGCAGGACAAGGGCCTGCTGAACGAGAAGGCCCAGAAGCTCTGGATCACCGCGCGCGACGAGCGGGTGTGCCCGGTGTGCGGTCCGCTGCACGGTCGGAAGGTGCTGGTCGGTGAGCAGTTCAAGACCCATGTGGGGGACTTCTGGTCACCAGGTCTGCATCCGAACTGCCGGTGCGTGGTGCGGCTGCTGGAGAACAGGTTCTCCAAGGCGCTGGGTGGGCTGGAGCTGAAGGAGTTCAACGAGGAGCACCCGCGCGGGTACGGGGGTCGGTTCGGGACCAAGACCCGGACCAAGCTGGCCGTCCTGGACACGGACGAGGAGTTCGAGCGGATCACTCAGGGGATGACCACTGCAGAGCCGACCACCGTCGACCCGCAGCAGGACCTGAAGTTCGCCGAGATCGCCCAGTACTCATGGCTGCCGCTGGCTCGGGCCAACGTGACACCTGCGCTACCGCAGACCTACGCCGTGGTCGAGGCACCGGTGGAGACCAAGGTCTGGACGCCGGTGGTCACACCCATGGAGGACACCAAGGTCGAGACCAAGGTGCAGGCTCCGGCGAGGGCCAAGGCCAAGCTGAAGCCGGTCATCGCGCCGGTCAAGACCAAGTTCGGTGATGTCGGCTGGGTGGTGGCTGACACCTACAACCTCGGTGACTTCCTCAACCTGGAGTTCACCGGATCCGAGCGGGTCTACAACTCTCGGAGGCAGGCCGAGAGAGCGGCCTCGGATGCGATCAGGGGCCATGTCGACCGAGCGGTGTCCGACATCATGAGGGACACCGGAGGGGAGTTCACCTTGCCGGACGGCAGTCGTCACCGGATGTCCAGGGAGCAGGTTCAGATCATGGCGGAGAGCGAGGCTCGCCAGGCTCAGTACCAGTTCGGCGGATCTCCGGGTGTGGACATCACGCCACCGAAGCCGGAGGCCATCTCCGTCAGGACGCCCACCGGCGACACTCGTGTCCCCCTGGAGGACATCGCCACCCAGTTCGAGCAGCTGAATCGGAACGATCTGGTCTCTCCCATCGTGGCGATCGACCGCAAGCACGGGGAGACCAGCGAACCAGAGGAATATGGGCTGGACCCAAGGCTCTACAAGCCGGTCACCGAGTTCTACGGCGACTTCCGGATGCGTGCCGGCAAGAACTCCGGGATGGCCGACAGACAGGAGTTCAACGCGCCGATCGTGGATGCCGTTCCGAAGAAGCAGCAGAGGCTCGGGCACCCGTACGACTAGTCATCGGAAGGATCATGAAGACATGAGCGATGAGATCCTGGCCGAGGTGGTCGAGCTCGTCTACGGGCCCGGCTCCGAGCTGATCTCCAAGATGGAGCCCACTCAGTCCGATCTGTCCACGTCCTCCAAGCCCAGGAAGATGACCGACCGCCAGAAGCGGGCGGCGACCGCCGGGCTCAGCGCGGTGGGTGCCACAGCCGGGGCTGCTGGCCTGGCCCTGGGTACGCACAACATCGGTCGGGCCTACAAGGTGGCCCGGTTCGGGGCCAAGGGTGGCAGGGCGGCTCGAGCGGCCAAGCACGCGGCGAGCTCCACCAAGCCACTGATGGGCAGGCGTGCCGCGTTCAAGACGGCGGTCGGCAAGGAGAAGCTCGCGAGTGCGCTGCTGCCGCTGGAGGTGGCCGGGCTGGGTGGTGAGCTGATGGCCACCAAGATCCTGCACAACGACGTGAAGAAGAAGGGCAACCTACAGCCGGTCCAGAAGAACGTGCACGAGACCGTCAAGCACGGCAGCGACACCTTCAAGAGCGGCTCCAAGGTCGTCGTCCGGAACGCCAAGGAGATCCACGAGGAGTCCAAGGCGATCCCGCTCAGCACACCCGCGCTGGCCCGCAAGGTGATCACCGACCCCCGGGTCCAGGCGAAGGGCAGGGAGTACAGCGCGAAGGGCAAGGGCACGTTCAAGGCGCTCCCGGGCAAGGTCAAGGCGAAAGCGGTCTACAAGAAGGGTGCTGATCCCGAGCTGGACGAGCTCCTACAGCAGGAGCGGGATGAGGTGGCCAGCGGCGGTCACCTGGGGAGGCAGGTCAAGTCCTGGCAGAAGAAGAACCCGGGCAAGGACTGGCAGACCCTCCAGCCGCTGAAGAAGAACGACGACGAGATCGACGTGGTGTGGGATGCCGAGATCTCCAAGGCCGACGCGGACAAGCAGCAGGTCTTCGGCTGGGCGTCGGTGGTGGAGGTCAACGGCGAGCCGATCGTGGATCTGCAGGGTGACCAGATCTCCGTCGACGAGATGGAGCGGGCTGGCTACGAGTACGTGATGAAGTCCCGCAAGGGTGGGGACATGCACCTGCGGAACAACTGGGAGCCGATCCAGAAGTCCGAGATGATCGAGTCCTTCATCGTGACCCCGGAGAAGCGGGAGGCGATGGGCCTGCCGGACTCGGTGCCCTCGGGGTGGTGGGTCGGCTTCAAGGTCCAGGACCCGAGCGTCTGGGACATGGTGAAGCGTGGAGAGCGAACCGGGTTCAGCATCCACGGCCACGGGCGGAGGACCTGATGACAGAGACCAGGCAGCAGCGTCACCGGAAGCTGACCGGAGGTGCGGTCGCCGGAGCCGGTACCACCGCTGCCGGCGTCGGTCTGCTCGGCGGGGGCATCCCGGGGATCAAGTCCAACCACACGACCATCGAGAACATCGGTCGGTACAACTCGAAGACCGGCGTCAAGAACTCGCGGGTCAAGCGAGCCGGAGCCTCGCTCAGCACGATGCGGGGTGGCATCTTCGGCTACCGCACCGACGCCCACCGGGCGTTCCGGGATCGGGCAGTCAACAACGAGAAGTACTTCGCCAACAAGCCCGCCAACCGGGGCGACAGGTACCTGCGCGGCCTGGACGCGGGGAAGGTCCCAGCCGAAGAGAAGATCATCCGGCACATGAAGTTCGGTCGGAAGGCGTCCGGGGTCGCTCTGGTCGGTGGAACTGCTGCGGTGGCGGGAGGCCTGCACCTGGCCAAGGGGCCCAAGAAGCAGGAGGTGCACAAGGCCGAGAAGAAGCACTACCGCTCGGACACCGCCAACGCTGCGCTGATCACGGGCGGTGCCGGTGCCGCCGGAGTCAGCTACGGCGGGGCGCGGGTGCTGGAGTCACAGGGCCGCAAGTGGTCCGATCAGGCTGAGCACAGCCACAAGGAAGCCCAGAAGATCATCCCGAAGCTGGGTCCACCCCAGACCAACCGCTTCGTCGAGAAGATCCCGAACCTCAGGGTTCGCGATGTCGGACCAGCCGCAGGCAACCCGACTCCGAAGAAGATCTCGAACGACTACCGGAACCCGCAGAAGAGGCAGGTCCTGGCGGGCAAGAGCAAGGCCCAGGCCGAGATGGCTGGGCGCTTCCACGGTGACGCCTCGCAGGCGCGCTACTTCGCCGGGGTGTACGGCAAGACCGCGAACCTCGCGCGCAAGGTGCCGAAGCCCGCTCTGGGTGTGGCCGGCGTGGGTGCGCTCGGTCTGGTCGGGAGCCGGGGCGCGCGGAAGGCCAAGGAGAAGTACGACGCGAGCAAGGGCAAGAAGAGCGAGCTGTCGAAGCGGATGAGCGCGTTCGGGGTGGTGCACTGATGTCGAGGCGGGTCATGTCCGACGCCGAGCTCAACCGCCGGCGGAAGCTGCAGGGGAAGATCGGGCGGACCACCGCCACCCTGGGTCTGACCGGTGCCGCGCTGGGTGTGGGCGCGCTGGCGGCGAAGAAGCCGGGTGCTCTGAAGGCAGTGGAGAAGGTCCCTGGTCTGAACAGGGCGACCCACGAGGGGTTGAAGGAGGGCGCGCTGTACACCGGCATCGCTGCTGGTGGCATCGGTGGCGTGGGTGGGTTCAACCAGGCGAGCATCTACTCGGCGGAGTCGAGGAAGCGGAAGCAGGCGGTACAGGTGAAGAAGGACTTCGGCATGGAGATGGGCTACTACGGCGAGGAGGGTCACCCCCTCACTCACGAAGAGCTCGAGGCGGAGATCGAGAAGGCGTGGACGCCCTCGGCCTCCAACTTCGACTCCGAGCGGGACCGGAAGAAGCGCGGCAACAACTACTCGACGGCGGCGGTAGCGACCGGTGGTGCGGGCGCTGCGTACGGCGCGCACCACGGGGTCCAGGCGATCAAGCACGGTCGGAAGATCAAGAGCGAGCACATGGCTCCGACCTTCGTGAAGCCAGCTCGGGACTTCCAGCCCGAGGTGCAGCACGTTCCGTTCAAGGCCGGTTCGCCGGAGGTTCTGCCTCAGAAGAGGGTGGGGAAGAAGGGCGCACCCGGGTACATACCGCGCAGAACCGCGAAGGCGGCGGTGCCGGATCAGCCGGAGGTCAAGGCTGTGAAGGAGAAGGCAGCCAGGGGTCCGAAGATGGCAGCCGCCACGAAGAAGGCCGGGTATGCGTACCGGGCCGAGCACCTGTCGCCCGCCCTGAAGCACGGCGGGAAGGCAGCGGTCGGGGCCGGGGTGGCGGCTGGTGCGATCGCAGTGGGCGCGCACCTGAAGCGGAAGAAGAACTCGAGCTGGCAGCCGTACTCCAAGCGGGACGACGGGATCGAGAAGAAGCTGTCGCGCAAGGAGAAGGGCGCGGTCGCCGGTGCTGCCGGCGGAGTCTTCGGTCCGGTGGGCAGTGCCACAGCCAGCGGGGTCCTGGCCCCGAAGGGGAAGAAGATCAAGCACACCGCGATCGGAGCAGGAGCCGGACTGGCTGGCCCGCTCGGTGGCGCTGCCTCTGGCTACTACGCAGCCGGTGCGACCAAGAAGAAGAAGGTATCCAAGCGCGACACGGAGAGCGCGTTCGGCGTGGAGCACGGAGAAGTGTCGAAGCTCTTCGGGAAGAAGCGCAAGGGCCTGAAGCGGATCGGGAACGTGAGCGACCAGGACGCCAGCGCGCTGATGGCGATGCAGGGCAAGTACGGGAAGGGCAAGGTCTCCAAGGCCTCGGTCCTAACCCGAGTGGACAGCACCATGAGACTGAGAACTAGAGGTAGATGAGATGCCACGACCGGTACGGAACTTGTCCGACATGGAGATCGACGAGATCTCGACCGTCGACAAGACAGCGAACCAGTACAGCCGGTTCGTCATCGCGAAGCGGGCTCCAGAGGAGGAAGAGATGCCCCAGCTCTACAACCAGGAGGGCCAGCCCCTCGATGAGGACCAGTTGGAGTTCGGCGACATCGTGTACGACGACCAGGGCGCTGCCTATGAGTTCGTCGAGGACGATGGCGAGGACGACGCTGAGTACGAGGACGAGGACCAGCTCGAGCTGGCCGAAGTCGGGAAGAGCGCGTTCTTCCAGCCACAGGCGGGCAGCTTCAGCCAGTCGGTGATGCAGGAGCTCTCCAAGGCGTTCACGGACAACGACCGGGACGCGGTGATCGCGAAGGCTCTTGGCCGGGTCGAGGAGCTCGAGGCGGCTCAGCACAACGCCGAGCTCATCGCCAAGTCCGAGCGCGACCTCCGGCTCACCCGGGAGTACATCTCCAAGGCCGAGGAGTACAACCTCCCGGTCTCGCCCGACGAGCTTGGCCCGGTGCTCTACCGGATGGCCGAGACGATGAGCTACGACGACTGCGCAGTGATCGCCAAGTGCCTGGAGACGGCTGGCGAGATCATCTTCGAGGAGACCGGCTACCAGGGTGGCGGCGACAACGCCGACATCTACAGCCAGGTCGAGGCTCACGCCTACGACGTGTTCGGCAAGGCCGAGAACTTCGATGCCGTCTCAGCAGTCAATACGGTGTTCGACCAGAATCCGGACGCCTACGACGAGTACCTGCGCTCCCAGCAGGCCCGGTAGGAGGGGAAGTAGCTCATGGCCTACGAAGAGAGCATTCGGTCTATCTCGCTGAACGCGGATGCGTCCATCGGCATCTACACGGGGGTGCCGGGTCAGCCCGGGTCTCCCGATCCACATGGAGGGAAGCAGTACCACTTCGTGAAGGTGACCGGGGTACACCAGGTCGGTCTCGGAGATGGCGCTGGTCCCTGCATCGGGGTCCTGCAGAACAAGCCGCAGGGTGCCGGCCAGGCTGCCACCGTCGCCATCCGTGGCGTGTCCAAGGTGGTCGCTGACGTACCGATCACAGCCGGGACCAAGGTCCAGGTGAGTGCAGATGGCCAGGCCACAGGTGCCGGTGCCACTGCAGTCGTCGGTATCGCACTGTCCACCGCCGCCAACGCTGGAGAACTCGTCAACGTTCTCCTGACGATCTGAGAGGAGAGAAGCCATGCCGAACCCCACTCAGAGCGATCTCCACGTCAACGTGCCGCTGACCAACGTCAGCGTCGCCTACATGCAGGACAAGTCGCAGTTCATCGCGGACAAGGTGTTCCCACGAGTGCCGGTCCAGAAGCAGAGCGATCTGTACTGGAAGTACTCCAAGTCCGACTGGCGCAGGACGGACGCGCAGAAGCGTGCGCCCGGCACCGAGACGGCTGGTGTTGGCTGGAAGGTCGACACGGGGCAGTACTTCGCCGAGGTCTGGGGTGTCCACAAGGACATCGACGACCAGATCCGTGCGAACGCGGACTCGAACTGGAAGCTCGACTCCGACGCCACCACCTTCGTCACCAACCAGCTGCTGCTGCGCCGTGACCTGGACTGGAACAACAACTTCTTCACCACCGGCAAGTGGGGCACCGACCTCGCTGGCGTGACCGGAACGGTGGGGGCTGGCCAGTTCCTGCAGTGGAGCGACCCGGCGTCAGATCCGATCGTGCAGTTCGCGGACCTGCAGACCAACTTCGTGGAGCAGAGCGGTCGCAAGGCCAACACTCTGGTGCTCGGAGCGCGGACGATCACCCAGCTCAAGAACCACCCGGACATCATCGACCGCATCAAGTACACCCAGCGTGGTGTCGTGACCACCGACCTGCTCGCGTCGCTGTTCGACGTGGAGAAGATCCTGGTCAGCTACGCGACGGTGACCAACGTGGCCGAGCTGAACGACGCGAAGGCGCAGGACGCCGCCGCGACGTACCAGTTCATGTCCAACTCCAAGTCGGCTCTGCTGGTCTACACCCCCAGCTCGCCGTCCCTGATGACCCCGGCTGGTGGCTACACCTTCACCTGGAACGGGTACCTGGCTGGCAACAGCTACGGGATCCGGATGAAGAACTTCCGGATGGAGCCCATCGCTGCGGACCGCATCGAAGGCGAGATGACCTACGACATGCGGATCATCGCCAAGGACATGGGCATCTTCCTGGCCAACGCGGTGGCGTAGGAGATCTACTCTGAGACGGGCTGTGGGTCATGGCCCACGGCCCGTCTTCGTCAGGAGGGACGATGTACTCAGCGTTTGGTGTCGACCACGGGTCCGAAGAGGTCGTGAAGGCCTTCAACTTCGGTGGTGGCGCACGGATCGCACAGGCTGGTCGGCACGCCGCCCAGTCGCCCGGGATGCTCAAGCAGCTCGGCAGCGGGGTGAAGAACCTCTTCGGTGGTGCCGGCAAGCACATGGCCGGCACACACGCAGGACCAGGGATGCTCCGGAACCCGTTCGGCGCTGGTGCCACTGCTGGTGGGGCGCACAAGTTCCAGGGTGCGCACATGGCAGCTCCGGGTGGATCTCGGATCGCCGGCGCACATGCCGGGCCACCCAAGATCGCGAACCCGCTCGGGGCGAACCCCGGGATGCGCAAGGGTGGGGCACACGCCGCCGGGCGTAGGAAGGCGTTCTGATGCCGAGCCAGCTCTTCACCAACGACGCGATCTACTTCCTCGCGGCCAAGCCGTTCACCTACCGGGGCACCCCGTACGCCATGGGCGATGAGTTCCCACAGGAAGAGGCCAACAACATCGAGACCTTGATCCGGGCTCGGTTCATCATCCCGGTGCTCGACGACGGAGCCCTGAAGCCCCGGCACTGGCACGGTCACGTCCGGAACCGGGAGCAGGCCGACGAGTACCTGAACCGGTCCCGTGTACAGCTGAAGATGCCGGAGCCGTATCACGAGCCCGACGAACAGATCGACCTAGATGTCCTCACCCACCCCGAGACGGCTCCAGACCCGACGCTGGAGGCTTCAGCCACGTCCGGGGAGGGTGAGGCTGACCCCGAGCCTCCGGAGAGCCTGGAGGAGACCTACGACCCGGCTGAGCACAACGTGAACGCGGTCCTGGAGTACATGGATGAGCACCCGGAGCAGCGGGATGAGGTCCTCGCCATGGAACGCGCCGGTCGTGGGCGCAAGGGCATCCTGGGAGATGACGGGTGATGGAGAGCGCATTCGGGATCGAGCACGGCTACGAGATCGAGAAGGGCGTCTTCGGCGGCATCGAGTCTCTGGGCACCAAGGCCGTCACTAGGGGCAACGCGATGCGCCGTACCGGTGCAGCCAGCATCAGGTCGAGCAAGTCCCTGGCGCTGTCACCCGAGGAATCCACCCACCGGTTCAAGACGGGCACCCAGCAGCTGAAGCGCGGTACCAACCTGAAGAGGATCGGTAGCCCGCTGGCGAACCACCCGACCGCAGTCGGCGTCGGAGCCATTGGTGCTGGGGCAGCTGGAGTCGGCGGCGGAGCGGCCCTGTACGCGAACCGTAGGCAGTAGCCCATGTACAGCGCGTTCGGGGTCGACCACGGGGAGATCTCCAAGGCTGGCGGTGCCCATGCTGCGCAGAAGGTAGGACTGCTGAGGCGTGTGCTCAAGAGGCCCCCCAAGCTCGGCAAGCTCGGTGGCGGGCGTGGCGGTAGGGCCACGGCTGCCCAGGTGCGGACCAAGGGCACGGGTCCGGTGATCCCGGGATCCGAGCGTGGTGTCCGGGGCGCTCTGAACCGAGCCGGAGAGGCCGACATCTCGATCAAGGGCATCGGCAGCAAGGTGGGCGGCAGCGCGCTGAAGACCGGAACCTTCATGCAGCGGCACCCAGGACTCACCGGCACGGCTGCGCTGGGAGGTGGCGGCGCGGGTGGCTATCTGCTCATGAACAGGGAGTCCAAGCCGCGCAAGAAGTCGGTGGAGTGATGGCCGGCACCTACACCTACGACGGGGCTGGGACCACCGAGAAGGACACCATCCGGTTCCTGATCCAGGACACCGACCCACATGCTGCCGGTGAGTGGCTGCTCACCGATGAAGAGGTCCAGTACGCCTACGACACCTGGTTCCCGCTGTACAACTCCAACGAGTACGTAGCCGCAGTTCTCGCTGATACCATCGCGGCGCGTTACGCACGCGAGGCGTCCTACAGTGCTGATGGCGTGAGCGTGTCGCTCGGTCAGGTAGGGGATCAGTACCGGATGCTCGCTGCCTCTCTCCGGGAGCAGCACAAGAGTCTCCTCGTTGGGGGAATGCCCGATGTAGGCGGGATGACTCCCAACGAGGGGCTCCTCCCGGACACCAAGCCCTTCTCCTTCGGCAAGGGCATGCACGACAGCGTGGAGGCCGGGAACCAGGAGTGGGGCGGGGTCTACCCACCCGACATCCCGATCGAGGGCACCCAGAACGTGCCCGATGACGAGAAGATCGTCGAGCCGTGACCAGCCCGATCACCGCGCAGTCGCGGCAGTACGTACGAGCTCGAGCCACGGCGGTGATGGAGTACACCTGCGAGATCCATCGCAAGGAACTGCCTGAGGGCTACGACGAGGACACCCTGGTCTACACGCCGGCGGGCCTGGCCACACTCATCTACGAGGGCCCCTGCCGGATCTGGGAGGTGGCCAACGCCAGCTCCTTCATCGTGGCCGACGCCGACATCTACCAGATGACGACCAACCTCTCGATCCCCTGGGACACCCCAGCAGTGATCCTGTACCACGACGAGGTGACGATCCTGACCGCGCCCCAGGACTCCCAGATGGTGGGGAAGCGGTACGAGATCCAGACCATCGCCAAGGCGGGTGAGCTACGGGCCACCCGGCGCTTCGAGGTCACCGGGATCATGTGATGGAGTCCGCGTTCGGCGTCGACCACGGCTGGGTCTCCAAGGCCAGGGAGTATAAGCGCGACGCCGAGGGCAAGTTCGCTCCCATGACTGACCAGGAATACGAGGACGAGACCGACTCGATCGGTTCCGACATCGGTCAGATGCATCGCGCTGAGACCGATGCTGAAGCTCACGCGCACTGGCACAAGCAGGTCAAGATCGGTGCTGACTACCTGCGCTCGCGCGGCGAACATGAAACGGCTGACGACTTCGACTCCTTCGCTGATGAGTCGCTGAGCAGACACAAGAAGAAGATGGCTCGGATGAAGCGCGAGGCAGCTCGGCGGAAGAAGGTCTCCAAGGGCATCCCCAAGGGACTGCCGGCGGCTGCTGGGAAGAACCGGTACGCCCTGCTCCGGCTCCGCGCGCACAACAAGGGGAAGCTCGGCTTCGAGGGCGGGAAGAAACCCCGGCAGGCGGCTCGGAAGATCCTGCAGTCCTCTGAGGAGAACCGGGGAAGGCTGCCCTGATGGGCGCGGAGGGTTCCGCTGACATCTCCCAGCTGGCTGAGGCGCTACGGGAGACCTCCAAGATGTCCGGGTTCACCACCCAGCAGGTGCTGATCCAGAGCGCCAACCACATCCTGGCCGAGATGGAAGCACGGGTACCGGTGAAGACCGGGAAGCTGCGTGGCTCGCTACGGATCAAGGTCGGCACCGACAACGTGATCATCGGCCCGAACGAGAACATCGCGCCGTACGCCGGGTACGTGGAGTTCGGCACCAGGCCGCACGACATCAAGCCCAAGAGCGCGCACGGGGTGCTGGTCTTCTACATCAACGGCAAGAAGATCGTGACCCGGAAGGTGCACCACCCCGGTACCTCGCCGCAGCCGTACGTGCTGCCCGCGTTCCAGGCATGGGTGGACTCCCTTGGGACGATGGCTGCAGAAGCCAACGTCCGAGTCTGGAGAGCCAATGCCCCCTAGCTCCATCTCCCGTGGACCGATCACCAACCGTCTCCTGGACGAGCTGGCGACGGAGGGCTTCCCGGTGGGCGACAACCAGTCGCCCATGGTTCCGTTCGGCTGGCAGGGAGAGCCGAACGCACCCGGCACCACGTTCACCCCGTGGCTCTCACTGTCACCTGCCTCGGGCATGGTGCAGGGCCCATCAGGACCCCTGAGCAGTACCCAGGAGGACTGGCGGCTGGGCTACTCGGTGACGTACGCCGGCATCTCCAGGAAGCAGACAGAGGCACTGGCGGATCGGATGCGGATGAACCTGACCGGCATCGCCAGGGAGAACGTCGACACACCTACAGGTGCCTGGCGAGTCCAGCAGATCAAGTGCACCGCGATCGGGAACACCACCCGGATCGGCTCCGCCTATCCGGACTACTTCACACAGGCAGACTCGTTCGAGGTCTGGGTCACGAAGGGATAGCACATGTCACGACTCATCAGCATCACCAAGGATGGCGAAACGGGCCAGTGCATGCCGTCCGCTCTGCCCGCATGGGAGCGAAACGGCTGGACGCGCGCAGATGATGGAAGTAGCGCAGAGCCCAAGGCAGAGGAGCCCAAGGCTCCCGCGAAGAAGACCACCACGAAGGAAGGCTGACCGATGGCCCGGATCATCCCGAATGAGAACACCTGGATCGGGTTCATCGCCGGTGGCACGGTGGTAGACCAGAAGCCCACCGTCTCGCAGATCGCGGGCGCGATCGACCTGACCGGGTTCTGCATCAGCCTCAACGCGAGCTCGCGCGGCAACACGGTGCCCACCCCTGCGTTCGACTCGCTCTTCGAGACCAGCGCGCCTGGTACCTCGGCGGCAACGTTCGACGCGGACTTCTACCGTGACGACGAGGACGGCAACGACACCGCGTGGGAGACCCTGCCCCGCAACACCCCGGGCACCTTCGTGATCGCCCGGTTCGGCGGCAAGGGCGCAGACAACCTACCGATCGCTGGCGACTCGGTTGAGGTGTGGACCGTGACGGTCACGTCCCGGACGATGGCGAACATGAGCTCCAACACGGTGCTGACGTTCACTGCGTCCTGCTCGGTCAACATCGAGCCGGATGAGGACTACACCGTCGCCTAACAGGGATAGCATCGGATCGACTACATCCCCACACCAGGAAGTCCCCGATGCCCACCTCTGCAGCGAAGACCGCCGAAGCACGTCAGAAGCAGTCCGAGTCGGACAAGCGCGCCACCTTGGACCAGCTCATCAACAAGCCTCGGTCCACGACCGAGTTCTCCCTCTACCTCTCGGACGGCAACGGCGGCACCAACGAGGTGACGCTGAAGTACCAGGCGATCGGGATGCGGGCCTACGACCGCCTGGTGGCCAAGCATCCGCCCAAGCCCGACCAGCGTGCGGAGGGGTCATCGTTCGACATGGACACCTTCGCGCCGGCGTTGATCGCTGCCTGCTCTGTCGACCCGGAGATCAGCCCCACCGAGGCGAAGAAGATCTGGGACTCCGAGGAGTGGTCGCGTGGCGATGTGATGGTGCTGTTCCGGCAGGCCGTGGAGCTGAACAACCGGGGGCTGGACATCCCTTTCAGCGAAAGCGACTGAGGAAGGATCGCAACTTCTACCTGGAGATGTCGTACTGCTTCGAGAAGGGGATCCCGCACTCGAAGTGGCTGAAGTGGGATGCCGAGGACCGGGCCAAGACCCTGGCCTTCGCGATCGAGTCCTCGATCCGCTGCACCATGTGTGGCACCGCGCCCTGGGAGTGGGCGGAGGATAAGTTCGCCTTCACCCCGGTCGATGAGTTCTGCCAGGGCTGCTACCAGAAGGCGGTCTTCGGAGACACGCAGGGCTCGTCCCTACCCGGGACCAATGTCAAACTGATCCCGACCACGCCCCAGCTGACTGCCCAGATGGCGATGAAGGCCGCGAGACGCCGGTCACTGAAGACGGAGTAGGGATGTGAGCAGCCAGCCGGTCGAGGCCAACGTCGTACTGACAGCGGACAACACCCAGTACGACCAGGCGATGCAGGCCTCGTCTCAGTCGACCAGCCAACTGGGCAAGACCGTCGATGGCCTCGGGGAGAAGATCAACAAGCTCTCCAAGTCCGCTGGGCGCAAGATGCTCGGCATCACCGCTGCCGATGTTGCGGTGGTCACCGGAGCTACCGCTGCCTGGGCCAGCTACGAGAAGCAGATGTCTCGGCTCCAGGCCCAGGCAGCAGTCACCACCAGGACCCGCGATGCCGAGGTCAAGGTGATGAAGACCTACACCGCCTCGGTGAAGGAGCTCCGGAGCCAGTTCGGCATGACCACGACCGAGGCCGCTGAGCTGACCCAGCAGATCTCCAAGCTGGCCGACAGCACCAAGAGCATCAAGGGCCTGGCCGATGTCTTCGCGGACATGAGCCACGCCACCGGAGAGTCCTCCAGTGGTCTGGCCAACAGCCTGCTGAACCTGCAGAAGATCATGGGCACTCCGCAGTCCCAGACCCGGAACTACGCGGACCAGCTGACCTACCTGGCGGCGAAGAGCAACACCAGTGCCACCGCCCTGGCTGACTTCTCCTCACAGCTGGCCCCGATGGGTCGCGCGATGGGGATGACCCAGACCCAGGTCACCGGCTTCGCGAACATGTTCTCCAAGGCTGGCCAGGACGGGATCGCAGCCGGCTCGGCCTTCTCCAAGGTCAGCACCGACATCCTGCAGGCTGTCCAGACCGGCTCCCCGGACCTGCACAAGTACGCCAACCTGCTGGGCGTCACGGTCGGCCAGTTCAAGGAGATGGGTGGCCAGGAGCAGGTCGCTCGCTTCTTCGACCAGATCGCCAGGCTGGGGCCACGGGCAGCGATGGAGCTGAACCGGTTCGGGCTGGACGGGATCCGGATGAGCAAGGCCATCACCGGAACCGTGCAGGCCTCCGGTGGGGCCATGAACTCGATCCGTGAGGCCCAGATCGGCTACGGCTCAGACGCCACCAACAAGGGTGCGGATGCTGCTGAGAACATGAGCATCACCCTGGCCAAGATGCGCCAGGACATGCAGCAGACAGCCGAGGCAGTCGGCGCGATGTTCGGGCCTCCCACGGAGAAGGCCCTGAAGGTCATCGAGAAGCTGGCCAGTGGCTTCCAGACCCTGATGGAGGGGCCACTGGGCAAGTTCATCTCCCTGCTCACCGGGTCCGTGGGTGTGATCACCGCAGTCGCCGGAGCGATGCTGCTGCTGGCCGCAGCGACGATCAAGGTGGCCGCTGCCGCTGCGGTCTGGAGGAGCTCTCCGGTATACGGCCTCCGAGAGGGGCTCCGGGGCGGGGCCGCGATGACCCCGGAGATGATCGGTGGTCGAGCCACCGGACAGTACATCGCCGCCGGCGGCAGAGGTGCCTACCTGGGTGCTCAGGGTGCTCAGATCGCGGAGCGGGGCTCCTGGGGATCGCGGCTCTTCTACAACCGTGGCCAGGCGGCAGGAGCCTCGATGAGGACTGCCGGACGTTGGGTCGAAGGTCTGCCCTGGATGCAGGCCGGACCTGGTGGAGAGGCCAGCCAGGCATCGCGCTTCGGTGGGAGGGCGATCCGGTTCGGCTCTGGTCTGTGGAACCAGCAGTTCGAGGCGCTGCGCTACCCCGGAGTGACCGACGAGGGGCGGACCAAGTTCCTGGGTCGCTACTTCGGCGGCAGGGGTCCCGAGGTCCAGCAGGCCATGACTGAGACCAACGCGGCGCGCACTTCGCTGGCCAAGGCCCAGGTCGAGCACTTCGGCTGGGCTGGGGCTCAGAAGATGGGCGACAACCGCCCAGAGACTGAAGCAAGGGTCAAGTCCCTTGAGAAGGACATCGTGGCGCTGGAGGCCCACGTCAAGACGCTGGAGGCAGACGAAGCGGCTCTCGTTCAGAACGCTCGGCAGGAGAAGGTCGATGCAGAGCTACAGACGACGGAGACCAAGAAGGTCGTCGGCACCATGGAGGTGCTGCGGGAGGAGTCCGCCGGCCTCGCGAAGAACTTTGCCGCCGCCTCTATCGCCGCCGGCAAGTTCGCTGTCCAAGGGGCTGTCAAGGCTGGTGCCGGTCTGGTCGGGGCCCTGGGTGGTGGCGTGAGCGCCGCGATCATGGGCGCGATGATGCTGCCGTTGCTCATCCCGATGATCAAGGGCCTGGGCAACAAGATGTTCGGGGACGAGTCCAAGAACGTCCAGAACTACGCCGGGTTCGGTGCTGCCTACCAGCAGACCGCCGGGGTCACTCCGAACACGGGTAGCGCGGCTATCGTCGCGGGAGCTCGGCCAGCTCCGCAGAACAGAGCTCAGGCGCTCGCGATGAACCCGCTGACCGTTTCTGCGGCCACGGCTCCGGAGTACAAGCTGAACGAGCCCGGTCTGAAGGACCTGGACTCGGATCAGGCGCTGACTCTGCTCAGCACCAGATGGGATTCGGTCAAGCACAACCCGGCTGCCGTAGGGCAGATGAGGGACGACCTGATCAACCGCTACGGTCCTGCCCAGGCCGGGATCATGCTCACCCAGCTGCAGATGGGGACCGGTCAGCCGACCAGCATGGGTCAGTACTACCAGAAGATCCGCGCCGGCGAGGACACTGGCAAGAGCATCGGTCTGATCGGAGACATCGCCAAGTCACGGATCACCTCGGCCATGCTCAAGGGCGGACCGACCGGTGCGTACCGAGAGCAGGCCCGTGGGGTGGCTGGGATGGCCACGCAGATCGCACTGGCTCCCACTGGTCCGGACAAGGACCTCGAGAACGAGCTGAACAAGACCTACGGCGTAGACATCTCAGGTCTGGCGGACATCCACGCTCGGAGCTACTACGAGACCGGCAACGTCACCGCTGCCGGCGTGAAGGCGATGGAGGCGAAGGGGCTCACCACCTCTGAGTCCTTCTCGGGCATGGGCCAGGCGGCGAAGCTCCGGTATCTGATCGAGCACGCCTCGGATGATGAGGCAGCAAACCTGCGGGCGAAGTTCAACGTCCCGGCGGGGCTCACCGGGGACGACCTGCAGAGGCGTCTCCACAGGACGCTCACCTCCGAGGGTGACGAGCTGTACAAGACCTCAGGCACCCTGCAGAGGCGAGTCCGCGAGCAGGGACCTGCCGGGGCGATGTTCGAGGGCAGCAAGGCGGTCCAGGCCGCGCTGGGATCCGAGGCTCAGAACGTCGGTCAGAACGTCAAGGCCATCAACGAGATGCTGGAGTCCATGCGGTCCGCAGGGATGTCCGCACCCGAGATCACCAAGGCGATGGGCAAGGTCCAGTCCACCTTCGGCGATCCCTCGGACCCGAACTACATCCTGGCCGGGATGATCTCCGGACAGGCCCAGCAGGACCTGGCCCTGAAGATGCCGACCATGACCAGGGCCGAGGGGTTCAGCGCTCAGGTCCAGCAGTTCAAGGCCATCGAGTCGATCAAGCCGGTCACCGACGAGCAGTTCCAGAACCAGCAGGACGCCAAGAACAACATGGCGCAGCAGCTGACTGACCAGGAGAACTACTTCAAGCAGATGCTGATGATGCAGCATCAGTACGAGATCCAGCGGAAGCGGGCCCAGGACGACTACCAGCAGCAGCGGACCTGGCAGGAGCAGGCCTACCATCTGCAGCGGCAGCGGGCCGAGGCCTCCTTCAACCGGCAGCGCAACTACGCCATCCAGGACTACAACCGCAGCGTGAAGCGGTCGAACTTCGAGTTCAACCTGCAGCGGAGCCGGGCCGAGGCCGACTTCAACCACCAGGTCATGCAGCAGGCCAAGCAGATGGCCACCAGCGTGTACGACGTGTACAGCCGGGTGCAGGAGCAGCGCACCTCCTCGGCCAACTGGCTGATCGCCAACGCCTCTGACCAGCTGAAGCGGATGCAGGAGCAGGAGCAGAACCTGCAGAAGCTGCGCGCGGAGGGGCTGAGTAACCAGGCCATCCAGACCCTGAAGCTGACCGACCCGGCACAGGCTCAGCAGGCGGCTCGGCTGGTCGCGGAGATGACCCCGGCGATGGCGGCCAAGTTCAACCAGGTGGCCGGCACCGCTCGGGTGAAGGCAGCCAAGGCACTGGTCACCGACGAGTCCAACCCGGAGTGGGAGGAGATGCGGAGGAACGAGCGCCTCCAGATGAAGCGCTCCAAGGATGACCACGACCGGCAGGCGAAGATCAGCCACGACGACTTCTTCCGTGGTCTGGACCGGACGCAGAAAGAGTTCACCATCCAGATGGCGCAGATGGACCATGACCAGGGCGTGGCCATGGACCACATGCAGACCACCTACGACACCTCGATGAAGCGAGCTGCACAGGACGTGGCCGATGCCGGTCTCGAGATCAGCGGGAACCTGACCCAGATCCTGAACAAGTCGATCAACACCCTGACCGGGCACGCCCGACAGCAGGCGATCGAGGTCAAGAAGTCGCTGACCAACCTGCGCACCGACACCAACCCGATCGCGGTCGCGCACATGCAGGAGCTGGCCAGCATCTACGGGTTCGAGTACAAGATCCCGAAGGGGCTGGGGAAGTACCTGGCCGACCAGACCGGCACCCAGAGCCCCTCAGATATCCCTGGCCGGCACTCGGGTACACAGCAGGATGTGCACGGGAGAGCTCAGGGTGGCGTGCTCCCGGGCTGGTCTCCGGGTCGTGACGACCGGATGGTGCCGCTGTCCGGTGGTGAGGCGATCATGCGCCCGGAGTGGGCGCGAGCGGTGGGCAAGTCGACCATCGACCAGATGAACCACGACGCTCGGCACGGCGGGTTCTGGCTCGGCGGCACGATGCCACTGCCGAACGCCTCGGTCTCCCAGCACTCCCACTCCCAGTACCCGTTCGCGACCTGGGCCGGTGACCTGAACTACCCCGGACGTGCCGACTACGGGAAGCCGATCGTGGCCTGGAGGAGCGGCGTCGCCAAGCCCTTCGACCTCGGCTCGGACCGCTCGTACGGTCGTGGCCAGGTCATCGACTCCGGGAACCAGAGCGAGCTGTACGCGCACATGAGCAAGGTGCTCACCGGGCTGGCCGGGAAGAAGGTGCAGGCCGGACAGGTGATCGGTTACGTCGGTGACTACGGCAACACCGGAAGCCCTCCCACCAGCCACCTGCACTTCGAGATCCGGGGCGGCAAGATCAACCTGTCCGACTCCGATACCGGCACCGGTGGAACCGGGCGTGCTGTCGGGATCTCGTTCAGCGATCTGGTCAAGCCGATGTACCCACGGGCAGAGAAGGCTGCCTGGAACATGACCGGTGTGCACCCGTTCGTGCCCGGGATGATGTCGAAGATCCTCAACCGGATGGCGCACCGGGCCTGGAAGAAGCTGGACCGGCAGTACGGGGTCGCCGGCGCGTCCGGGTCCACCCTCGGTGAGTCAGCGGATGCTCAGAACGCACCGGCGAACGTGCACGGAGCGGTGGCCACCGGCAAGCGGATGGCAGCGGCCATGGGCTGGACCGGTAACGAGTGGGACGCGCTGTACCAGCTCTGGCAGCACGAGTCCGGCTGGAACTACCTGGCCGACAACCCCAGCTCCCACGCACACGGCATCCCCCAGGCGCTGCCCGGCTCGAAGATGGCCTCCGCCGGCGCGGACTGGATGACCAACCCAGCCACCCAGATCAAGTGGGGGCTGAACTACATCAAGGGTCGTTCCGACTACGGCTCCCCGAGCAGGGCCTGGGACCTGTGGCAGTCCCGGTCCCCGCACTGGTACGGAGACGGAGGGGTGTTCAACGGCCCACAGACGATCGGGGTCGGGGAGAAGGGTCCGGAGGCGGTGATCCCGCTCAACGACCGTGGTGCCGACTTCATGTCCCAGCTGATGGGCAACGACGCGCGCAAGATCGGGCTGCACAGCTCACCGATGCGCGGCGGGCTGCACGTCTACAACACCCGGATCGACCGCTCCACCAACTTCAGCGGTCCGATCACGGTCCAGACCAACGACCCGGCGGAGATGATCCACAAGCTCCAGGCCCGGCAGCGCGTGATGGCCCTGTCCCGGCCCTCCCTGACAGGATCAGCAGCATGAGGTCGGCGTTCGGCGTGGAGCACTACGAGCTCTCCAAGGCCTTCCGGAAGATCGCTCCGAAGCTGGAGGCTGCCTCACGCGCGCTGGAGAGCAGGCCTCGCGCGGGGATCGCGGGTGCGGGCAAGGAGAACTACGCCCAGTGGCGTCTCCAGGCTGGTCGGCCTGGTCCGCGTTCGCGTGAGTACCGGATCAAGGACAAGGAAGGCGCACAGGCCTGGGTCACGGCAGCCGGGAACCGAGAGGGTAGGAAGCTGCCATGAAGACCGGTCTGGACTACATGGCGGTCGAGATCTCCTGGGGCTCGAGGTGGGTCAACCTCAACGACGGCGAGACCTACAAGATCGCCGGTGACGCGACCCGGGACTCCACTCAGAAGAGCTGGCGGAAGGTGACCGCTGACTCCCCGATCCTGGGTGGCAACTACCTGATCCACGCGGTCCCGGACATGGTGGCTGAGACGATCGGGGTCTGGGTGTACGGGCAGACCCAGACCGAGACCAGCGACAACCTGTTCAATCTCCAGGAGCTGTTCGAGCAGTACGACTACCGGGTCCGGTGGACCTTCGACGAGTACCGGGAGTACTGGCGCTGCCAGCTGGCCGACTCGACCATGAGCCGGGGGCAGGTGTGGACCCACAACATGATGGCCAGGGCTGAGTTCAACGTCCCTCGCTACCCGGACGTGGAGACGGAGCACATCTGATGGCGGGTCGGATCACCATGTGGGGAGCCCAGCAGCTGCTCACCACGTACTTCACCCAGGGCACCACCCCGCCGCCGACCTTCTACCTGGCCCTGGTCCGGGCGATCCCGCCCACCCCGTACATGGACGGCTCCGAGCTGGACGAGCCGGACACCCCCGACTACGCGCGGATCGCGATCCCCAACGACCTGGAGAACTGGTCCAACGACTCCCAGCCCCAGGAGATCTCCAACATCGCTCCGCAGCAGTTCGTCACCGCCACCACGGACTGGGGGCGGATCGGGTACTGGGCGCTGTGCGACGAGATGATCGACGGGAACAACTTCATCGTCGGGGACCTGGAGAACCCGGTGATGATCATGACCGGGGACCAGGCCACCTTCGAGGAGGGAGACATCAGTGCCACGCTGGGACCGTTCTTCCTGATGGATGACGACAGCTGATGGCACAGATCCAGATCGTCCCAGGGAAGACCGACATCCAGCTGAAGGCGATCGGTCGTGGGCACAAGACCCCACCGCTGCTGGCGGAGATGCCGGGCGGGCTGTACCCGATGAAGAGCGCGGCGTTCGTGGTCGACGAGTACCGGATCATGGCGGGTTGGCCGGTCCCGGTCCCGGACTGCGACATCCGGGCCGTGTGCCTGGTCAACGCGGAGGGAGCCCTGCTGGGGAACCGGGACTCACCGCTGGCGCTGACCACCAAGGCGGACATGCGCTGGGTGGCGGACTCGAACTACTACGACCAGACCACCCTGCAGTGGACCTCGTTCCAGGGGGATGTGACCCCGTGGGAGACCTCTCCACAGAACGCCCCCACCCTGGTCACCGACTACGAGTACCGGAACGGGGACGAGCGGTTCCTGGAGATGACCGCGCTCAACTTCGACTCCAACACCACCGACTACATGTGGAACGACCTGGGCCGGGTGATGGGCGGGACCACCGGCTACACAGTGATCATGGTGATGAGTCCGAACTCGATCTACGGCAACGACCCGACGATCACCTCGCACGGTCTCTGGGGACCTAACCCAGGAGTCCCGGACTGGGATCCGGGGAAGGCACCCAAGGACTACGCCTGGGTGCTGTTCACGCTCGGCAACCAGGCGGTGAACCTGACCACCGAGTCCCATGGCCTGCAGAAGGGGGTGGCCTTCGGGAACGCGCTGTCTGGCACCGCTCCCACCTACCTGGCGCTGGTCGTCAACCGACCGGCTGACACAGCGGGCAGGCCGGCGGTGACCATGTACGCCTCCTCAGGGCCCTCGAACGTCGTGACCAAGGGATTGGTCGCCCAGGGTGCTCCTAGCGCCCTGAGCACGGACTTCTGGCTGGGGAACGGGCCCTTCTCGGACACCGGCACCGCAGACATGGCTCTGTTCGACCTGAGCGTCTACGCCAACCCCTTGAGTGCCGATCAAGTGGTCGCTGAGTTCACCTCCCTGACCACCGTCTACGGGGGTGACGGGTGAAGACGCTGACCGCCTACCCGTCCGAGCAGGAGCCGTTGGGGTACTTCCGGATCTTCGCCACCCCGCCCGGTGGGTTCCTGCGCGAGATCACGGTGTTCCGGGGAGCCCCGGTGAAGATCGGAGCGGTCTCGACCCAGGACCCGTTCGGGGAGCGGACCGCCAGCCTGAGCTTCCCGCAGATCACCGTCTTCGACACCCCTGGGGTGGTGAACAGCGACCTGGACTGGCTGGTGCCGGACACCGACATCGACATCGTGTGGCAGAACGTGGGGACCTACGACTTCAACTGGCGCTGGGAGGGTTACATCGCCTCCTACAACTTCAGCCTGTCCGGCAACGACTCCTCCTTCACCACCGACCTGAAGGGGGCCTTCTACGGCCTGGACGACTACCTGGCCATCCCCACCTTCCCGAAGCGACCGATCCCGTTCGAGATCCTGATCGCGCAGGCCTTCGACCAGGACGAGCACCCCGCGCACCTGGGCCGGTTCCGGGTGCTGTTCCCGGAGGACTGGGAGAAGCGGGTACCGCCGTTCACCGACCCGAACTACCTGAGCGCGCTGAAGCCGTGGGGTGTGAAGACCGGGCAGCGCTGGACCGGGCTCACCACCCGCTCCACCGGGTCCTGGGAGCCGCTGCTGACCGGCCACGTCCAGACCAAGCTGGCCACCATGTTCGACTCCGGTGGGAGGCAGTGGAGCATCCGGAACCGGGGACACCGCCGGCCTGAGCTGTTCCTGCGCAGGATCCCCGACACCACCGACGACCGGATCATCGAGATCCAGCTGGGTGCTCCAGGGGTCACCATGGACGGCTCCAGGGACTTCACCCAGCGGGCCGGGGTGATCTACGGGCAGGGCGTGGACGAGGAGCAGATCGCCTACTCCAACATCGTGGTCTCACCCGATGGCAGGGACACCCACTTCGCGCCGTTCGCGTACTCACCACGGCTGTACCCCAGGAAGCACAACCCGCTCCTGGACCCGACCATGAAGCCGAAGGAGACCCGGCTCCAGTTCGTGGACGGGGTGGACGAGCTCAGCGCGATGACGATCGCCCAGGCCCAGTACCAGCGGTTCTCCGAGCCCGGGATCACCGGCAGCATCACCCTGACCACCGACCCCCGTACCTCTGCCGGCCAGCTGGTGCCCAGGCTGATGATCCGGGGTGGGCAGACGATCAGGATCAACGGGCTGTTCGGGATCAAGGAGGGGGTGCTGGCCCACCTAACCGAGGTGTCTGCCGACTTCACCACGCTGACCACGAACCTGACCTTCGACACCAAGTACCGCGACCAGCTGACGGTGGGCGAGGTCCAGGCCAGGACCAGGGACGCGCTGTCCCCGATACACGCGCTGCAGGTGGGCAGGTTCTCCAACACCATCCAGGACCTGGTGCTGCCGTGGTCCTACAAGGCGGGGAGCGGGATCATCCCGACCGCCGCCAAGGAGTTCTTCAACGAGAAGATCACCGACCCCAACGCCGCCTTCCCGTTCGAGGCATGGACTAGGAAGTACCCGCCGAAGAACCCCGCGTACCGGCCCTACTACATCGAGATCGGGCCGACCAACCAGAACAACTCGAGCGCCAACTGGAGCTGTGTGAGCCGGGACGGACAGCCGCTGATGGCGATCCCGATCCGGATGTCCCAGGCCGGCACCATCCGGCTGAGCCAGATGGCTGCCTACGACCGGGACGGCAACGTGATGCCGGTGAAGTTCCACCTGAGCGTCTACGACACCAACGGGATCGCGGTGAACGGGATGCCACAGTTCCCCGGGATGCCCACCGATGACTTCTTCCCGGAGTACCTGCACGCGCGCCGGGTGGATGGGACCGTGATCCCGACCCACTACGGGACCGGGATCCCCGGCAACGGCGGAGCGGCCAAGATGCAGACCCACCCGTTCTACAAGGGCGGGTGGGAGAACGTGCAGCCGAACGGGATGAAGTTCCCCTGGGGTGGCACCACCGGTGAGCCCCAGAAGCCGGACGTGGACCCGAAGGTGGGCTGGGGCACCTTCTACGAGCCGGCGGGCTACTCGCCCGGACGGTTCTCCAAGGGAGCGGCCCGGACCGGGATGCTCTCCGACGACTCGACCTGGGGCTGGGACCTGACCGACATCAGCGTGCGCACGGACTCCAAGGCGCTGAACCTGCGCGACGAGTACGCCGGTCAGCTCTTCGTGATGATCTACTGCGACGATCAGGACGATAAGTCTGTGTACTTCCTCGGGCGCTTCATAAGGCAGGAGCCTGGACAGTCATGAGCGATGGAAGCTTGACCGACGAGCAGGTCCACATCTGGCTGCAGGACATCGCGGACAAGGGCTGGGTCAGCCTGCACTTCGACAGCCCGGCCCTGGGCGGACCGGACAACGCGGAGATCGCCGGCGGTGGCTACCAGCGGTTCAAGATGATCTGGAGCCAGCCCTCCAGCCGGGCGATCTGGTCTCAGGTGGACGCCAAGTTCACCGGGCTGGTGCAGAACAAGATCACCTACTTCGGCGTCTGGGATGCTGCGAAGAAGGGGATGCTGCGCGCGTACGGCGAGCTGCCGGACCCGGTGGTGGTGCTCAACGGCAAGGGCTACACCTTGCACCACCACCTGCTGGTCGTCTCCTTCGGCTGACCTGCAAAAGGGCACAAAAAAAGGGCCCTTGGCCCGGGGCCCGCCCCTCCCCGAAGGGAGAGACGGGCCCCGGAAGGGTCCTTTCTAGATGGCGCGGTTCTCGCCGTACTTGGTGCCGACCACGAACCCCAACACGTAGATCTGGATCAGCGTGGTGGGGTCCTCGAGGTTCAGGTCGTTGGACTTGATCAGCACGGCGATGGCCTCCATCGCGTGCTTGGTGACCTGATCGAAGCTCATCCCGAGCACCTCATCGAACGAGGGATCGTTGGTGAGGTTCAGGTCCTTCAGCGCCACACTGATGGCATCAGTGAGGTCGTCCTTCGGTGTTGCCTCCCAGTTCGGCATGTCACTCACCGACCTTGATGGCGTCCGACCCCAGCCGCTCCTCGATCAGCTGTGCACGTACGCTGCCCGGCTCGGCAGTGAACATGATGGCGCTGACCAGATCCCGGTCCCTCAGGGCCGTGTAGGTGGCCATGTCGGTGTGGAACATCCGGGCCACCGGATCGGTGACCAGGCCGGCCATCATGGCGACGAACCGATTGTCCTGCGCCTTCTCCGCCATGATCTCCTCGATCGTCGGCTGCGAGATGGCGTCCTGCAGGTACTCGAACATCACGCCACCACCGCCTTCGCCCTCGATGGTGCTGGAGAGGGTGAGCTTTTGATCGAGCCAGGTGACCTCCCCGTCCTCGATCAGGTAGGGCAGGGAGATCAGACCGAACTCACCATTACGCTCGTGCGCCGTGGTGGTGAGGCACTCGGTCACCCAGTGCTCGGTGCGGTTCTCAGGAACCGCCTCGAACGTGTACTGCATCTCGTGCGGCTCCCAGGGTTTCCCGGTGTGCGGGGACTCCGGGTGGGTGGTGTTGTAGGACTCGAAGGTCATCGCCATGGTGGTCGCTGCGAAGCCCTGTGCGCCGACCAGACCAGCCTGTAGGCCGATGTCCCGGTCGAGCGGGGTCTGCACCATGACGACCATCTCGTCGCCACGCCAGAAGTGCAGGTAGATCGCGAGGTCGGTGTTCTCCGGCTCACTAGCTACCCAGCTCTCCTTGGTCTCCTTCATCAGTTCGCTGGTCCGTGCCATCTTCTCTTGCAGACTCACTGGCAATCTCGATTCCGTCCAGAACGTCGCGCTCCCGCCAGGAAGTGCCCATCCGAGTGCCAGCCAGGAAGCTGGCGGTGACGCACGCCGTGCCACACAGGAGCCAGACATCCCAGACCTTGTGCGGCCTGACCTCGCTGTGCGCGAAGCCGGTGGCGTGTGCCATGTGTGCGAGTGCGCCGTCGATGTAGGTGTTGAAGTACTCGCACACCTGCTTGTCGTCGGCGAACCCCTTGGCCATCCGCATGGACGACTCCCTGAAGGTGTCGTCATGCCAGAGGTGATCCACGTTGTTGAAGTGGAACATCATCTTGACCAGGTGATCGTTGCGATGCCCGAGCATCACCCCGTCCGCGAACGCACCCAGCGACACCGCGATCATCGGTGCCTGCAGGTACGTGGCGGTGAGCGTGAGCAGCTCATCGCCATCGGTCGGGAGGACACTGCCGGCGTACTGCCGGTAGCCGCGCCGCATGATGATCAGCAGACGCTCCTCGTAGTAGCCGCGCATCGCGGTGAACCCAGGAGCGAGCTCGTCGCCCTGGGTCGGGATCACTGCTGCTCCCGGGTGGTCGCCAACCACGTCGTCCCTGGACTTCTCGAAGGACGACTTCACCTCATCGGCTAGATCGTTCATGTCGCTCCCTTCTTGGACAGGTACGCGATGTACTCGTGCACCTCGTCCGGGGTCATCGGGATCTCGATGACCGCCTCGGGCATCTCCGGCTCCTGGTCGACCTGGTAGGTCCGCCCAGCGATGAAGCAGAGCATGGCGACGTTGAGGTCGTCGTCGCTCGGGGGTGGGAGCTGGTTGGTGTTGTAGATCTGTGTCACCAACATCCGCAGATCCTCTTCGATCTGACCATCGACGTTGGTGTCGTACCGCTCGATCGCCTCCTGGGTGAAGGCGTCTTCGATCTCCATCTCGTTCCTTTCGTGGCGAGCCCCAGAGGGGAGGGTCATATCCCTTTCCCCTCCCCTCTGGGGAGTCTCACCTAGTCGCGGACCAGAATGCTGCCACTGTCGCCGACATCGACGAAGTGCTGCTGCAGCTCCTGAGCGATCAGGTCACGCAGCGCGATCTCGAGCGCCGGCTTCGTGGGCCGGGACTCGGTGTCCGTGTGCAGCTGCCAAGCCGCACGCAGCGCGTTCGCGCACCGCACGAAGTCCTCGGTCGCCAGCGGCTGGCCGAGTGCCTTCGTCCGGATGACGCTCTGCTTGCTGACGCCCTTGAGCGCCTGCACGATCCACGACGGGCTGAACCCCTCGTAGGCCGAGTGCAGAGCCTCGTAGTCGAGCTCCTCCCGCTGAGCCGCCGGGATGAGCACGTTGATGAGCCGCTCCACCCCCGCCTTGTCGAGGTCGGAGACGTAGATCATGCGGTTGATGCGACCCGCACGAGTCATCGCCTTCGGCAGCTCTCCGACGTGGTTCGAGGTCATCAGGAGCAGCACTTCGCGCCCCTTGGTCCTCATGCCGTCGAACTGCTCGAGGAGCTGGTCCATCTTCTGCGGACTGGAGGTGATGAGCTTCTCCACGTCCTCGATGACGAGAACCACCGGCGTGCCGAGGAGCTCCGCGAAGCGCATGACGTGCTTCAGGTCCTCGTCCCACCGAGCCTGGATAAACGACCAACCGTTCTCCAGACAGATCTGCGCGGAGATCGCGGCTGCGAGCGTCTT